TGGGAGCAACAGGAGCAGCGACCTCAACGGCCTCTTCCTTGTTGCCTTCATCCTGCTGATAGACCGTCAACTTGATAGCACTCTCAGCGGCCTGACTCTTGGACTGATCAGTCAGCACGTCGAGATCGTCTGGGTTGATACCGGACACAGGCGAGAACAGAACACGAGGCACAGGTGACTTGGTGTCAAACTGCATCTTGGTCACAACGCGACCGGCAGAGATGTTGTGATTAGCAAGCATTTTCACGTACTCGCGAAACGGCCACTTGCCATTCTCTTCCTTACCGAACACCGATGTGGCGGGTAGCACCAACTGCATCACATCACCCTTCACATCATTCGGCAGCACCACCGCAGTGCGCCACGACAAGCGACACGCCGTGCCAGTACCACCTTGTCCAGAACCTTTCACGCTAAACTGACACTTGTCACACGCGGAGGCTGGCGGGTTTTTAACGTCCGGGTCGGGAGTCTTAGAGTCGTTCGACCAACAGGTCGGAGCAACCTTCTCGCCTTCCTTGTATCCACCCGTGTACAACGTGCGGCTCGGGTTGTGTGCCATCTTCACAAAGATCACATTCATGTGGCGATCTTCGATGGCTCCCACTTCCTTGCCGTTGACGATCTTGCGAAACACATTGCCCTTGAGGGAGATGCGTCGGCTAGATGCAGCGGAGTTACCCGCAACTGCTTTGGTGTCTTCGTCCAAGCCGCCGATGACGGCAAGATCATTCTTCAAACTAGAAATAATATCCGTACTCATGTGAGTCTCCTTTGCTTACTCTACTTACTCTACTTACCTAACTAGCCTTACGAACCGTGATTCCGTACTCACGCATCACGTTTACGCCGGGGGGCAAACCATCTCCCTCGCGCTCTTCCAAGTGCTGTTTGAAGTTGCCCTGACTGATACGTCGCTCAAGAAGTTCGACAGCCTCGTTCTCAAGCACGTACTGTTTGAAGTTGTCCCAGTCGCTACAGAAGTAACGCTCGTTCAACTTCCGGATAACAGTACCAAGGCTAGTCTTGATACTGTTTGCGTTCACTGTGTTACACACGTCAAGTAACACAGATTCTAATTTCTTCAGATCCTCAACAAGTTTTTTATCAGCGGCCTCGTACTCATTACGAAGCCGGTCACGTTCATTCCGAACAGCCAAGTAGGCTTTCACCACCTCTTCCGTATCCACGCTCATCGTCTTCCTCCAGTTCCTGTTTGTACAAATCCACCAACTTCTGGTGGCTATCCACTTTACCTTGCAACATGCTGTACATCCTGCGCTCGACATCCGAACCTTGCAGATGCACAACCGTCATCGTATTTCTTTGACCGACACGATCAATACGTGCGATGCATTGAAGATACGTTTCCACACTCATCACGGGAGACCAGAACACCACGGTATCCGCAGCAGTTAACGTAATTCCATGCGCAGCAGATTGAGGCTGAATGATAAGAACACGAGGCTCAGGATCATTCTGAAATCTTTGAATGATGTGTGTTCTTTCGCTCAGAGATACGCTGCCTTGAATTACCTCGCAACTGATGTGGTTACCGTTCAGATGCTCTTTGATCACTTCGATAGTGTGAATGAATGGAACGAATACTACAACTTTGTTTAACGTTTCATCAAGCACTTCTTCAAGCGCACTGAGTCGGGGTCGGATGTCGAACTCAACGACTTGACGCTTGTCGGTGTAGACCGCACCTCCTGATATCTGTAGCAACTTGTTCAGACTAGCCGCTGCATTGACGGCGCTGATTTGTTCCCCTGCTGCTTCAATCAGTAACTGCTTCTTGAGTGCGTTGTAGTACTTCAACGTCTGTGGCGAAAGCGGCACATCGCGTGTCTGATAAACAACTTCTGGTAGATCAAGACAGTCTTTCTTAGTGAAGCGTATCGCTGGTTGCAGTGCATCATGTACTTGCTGCGTAGCGTTATGCTTCGGAACCCATTTAAATCTGGACAACTGATTCATCACTCGGTCGCGCCAAGCACCTGAATACTTGGGTACACGATCCGGTGAGATCAAACGTGCGAGACCAAACGCATCGATTGGCGATTGCGCAGCCGGTGTGCCGGTCATCATCCACAACCGTGTGTCTGGTCGGACTAATTTAGCGAGAGTTTTCCAGCGCCGGGTCGTCGTAGTTTTGTAGGCGTTGGCCTCATCTACGATGATGAGGTCGAAGTTGGCTTTCTGTATGTCGTCGAAGACGGTATGCACACCGTCAAAGTTAATCACGACGAACTCGTACGTGCTGCCAATAACTTTTTTACGCTTCTCAGCCGTGCCATGTGCGATACCACACGTGCGGTGCATCGCGGTCTTAAAGATGTCGGCTTGCCATGCAGACTGCATGATCGATAACGGACAAATGATCAGTACCCTCTGAACATGTCCTAATGTCATGAGGTAATCCGCTGCCCATACGGCAGCAGAAGTTTTACCTGTCCCGGCTTCGTTGAAGCAGAACGCCCGTCGCCGTAGCGACAGGAAAGACGCAGTGTCTTTCTGGTGATCAAACGGTTTGAAAACTCCCGGCCAGTTGTAGTCCCGCATGATGGGGGACAGTACGTCGGGAATCTCAGGACTAGGTTTAGCCGTGTCCAGAATCTGCGCGAGAGCAGATGACTCGTCGTAATCCCAGAACACGACCACGTTCTTACGAGTGCCAAGGTCTTGCACAACCTTGCACCGATCAATTAGTTCAACTGTCTTTTCCGCGAGTGGCGCGGGTAGCGTGAGTTGTAACGCTTTGTCTTCTAGTACTTGCATCGTTTCCTCAATAAAAGCCCCTTACGGGGGCCAGTCGGTTAGGACTCAGCCGAGGAATGTGTGATCACATGCAACCGATCCTAACAGGCATGGTTATGCGCCGATGAAAACGCAAGGAAGCAAGTGGGTGGATAAGTGGGCTTCCTTTACTCCTACACACTCATGCCTTGTGCGGAATTACTTCATCGCTCCGTTCGACTTGCGACGGAACGAACGATTCTTGCTTGGCGACTCTAACCTAGTGCCATCACTATTGCTACCGCCTTTCGACAACGCTTTGACGTGGGCGATATCTTTGCCCTTACGGCTGATGCCTTTTTTGTCGTACGAACGACGGGCACGTTGTCGCTCCATGCGGTCGGGATGTTCATCCCTCTCCACTTGTTGCTTGTACTCTTTCTTGTACGGTCTTGCTTTGTTCACGTACGGCATGTCAACGCTCCTTCTGAAACTCACATGTTGTTACGGGACACCAACCGCACAATGGGGTCGGGTTAGGTGGCCACACACCGTTCTCGTACGAGTGGCCGAGTCGAAATAAATCTGATTGGAAGGCGCCCCACAAATCTTCGGTCTGATCCTTATGATATGTATCAGTGATGAACGCATTGTGCATCACAAACAGCAGCCCACCTTTTACCTGTTGCACGGTCGGGAAATGCGAAAAAGTTAGCAGTGCCATCAACTTCAATTGTTTCGGGTCGGGGTACTTCGCGCTCCCGGTCTTGTAGTCCACGATGAATGCAGTGTCATTACTGATTATCAATAAGTCGGCGATACCCCGCACCCAGTAGTCCGGGGAGTGAAAGTCGCATGGCTCCTTGTTAGCCGTCAGTGCCATCTCATGTTCAACATGTTTATCGCCATCTATTGAAATCAGTGGATCAACTAATGACCTAAAGCGCAGGTAATTTTTCGCAAGGGGGGTTCCGTCACGGACGTAGTCTTCCAACGCCTTGTGGACTTCCTTGCCATACCTAATTTGCTCGGTCTCACGGACTTCGTAGTTACGCTGAACCTTGACCTCGTAGTACTGGCGAGGGCAATTGACGTACTGTTTTAGTCCGGAGAATGACCACTTAATCATCAAAGTTACTCTGCATCACTTCTAAGTAATCAAAGTTGTTCTCGAAACACTCGTGGATTAATACATCCACGCCGCCATATTTCTGCACCGTATTATTATATGTAAAGACTTTATTGGGAACTCGGATGTTTCCGTTATAGAAGTCCCACCCTTTCTGGGTCGGCCTCCAGAGTCCACTGTACTTTGTTTTATTGTTGTCGTTTCTCGGGCAGCGTTCGACCAGACCCCACCATGCCAAGGTCGGCAACTGATTGGTGCGGATCACTGATCGGGGAGCGGTGTTCGGTACGTCCACCCACTCCTTGGGTTGGTTTGCCAACCATGTCCTACACAACCAAATCAGAGACCTAGCCATCGTTTGATTGATGGTACGCCCGTACACTTTTCCCCAACGCTGACAGACCGGGCAGTGCCCACCGTCACCGTGGATGACTTCGTTCCATGTTTTTGGAACATAATTTTCATCGTCCATTAGCATTCTCCATATGATTCGCCGTATTTAGCCTCACAAGCGACAGGTAACCCTGCCGCCCACTCGGGCGGGGTGGACATGACTTGTGTAATAAAAGCCATGCCTTCTTCAATCTCGGGCCTCGGCACAACGCACACGGCAGCGTCATGAACCGTCAGCACGGGACGGTAGCGTTCTTGCAGTTTGAGCATCTGCTCGCCAACGATGATTCTGGCCAAGGCTTGGACAATGTTCTCCACCATCGCCCCGCCCCAGATATTCACCACACCTTTACGTGAGTCGTAGATATATTTCCCATTACTCATTCTTAGATTGGGGTATCTAATGAAGAGTCCGTTAGGAAGTTTTAAGCCATGCGGTGTAACCCAGACGGCTGGTAGAGCGCCAAGTGTGTACTCATTAGCCTTATGTGGCCACTCAATCAGGTGGTTCAAAGCGGTATCACACTCGCGCCAGAGTTCGATGATCTTGTTGTTCTCCTGCCTGTACAGATCGACGATGCGCTTGCACTCTTCCTCGGGTAAGTCAGCACCCGGCGGCTGCGTCTTCAGTGTGTGCTGAAGTTTCTTCGCCCCGGTTCCGTAGCCCAATCCAAGCACACAAGTCTTGCCCACGAACCGCTCGACGGGGTACGACTTGCTGATCGTCTTGCCGTAGACCTTACTAGCAAAGATCGAATACACATCCTCGCCCTTGCGGAACTGCTCGACGACATCCTTTTGCCCGGCAAGCCACGCCAATACACGTGCCTCAATCTGACTACTGTCACAGTTGACGATATAGTGTCCGGGCGGAGCCAGAATAGAATTTTTCAACGCCTTCTTTTTCTTGTCCCGGCTCGGCAAGTTCTGGAAGTTGATTGCATCTGCACCCGCCCAACGCCCGGTATGCGCTCCGTAATACTTGAGCGGGATAGGTAGTAACCCACGATTGCGCTCTCCCACACCGATGAATCTTTCAATACGTGACTCTTCGATGGTGGACTTAGTACCCAGACGAACTGCGCACAGTTGTTGTACGTCAGGGTCTTCGTGTTCAAGTAACTCAATAAAGCCCTCGTCATTCTTGGCGAGTGCGAATGTTTCCTTGCCCGTGGCGGGGCTAATTTTCATGGGTGGATCCACCCCGAACTCTTTCAGGATGGCTGCGAACTGTGGATTACTAGCCAACTTAGCGCGGACTTCTTCCTCGTCGCCTACTTGCAAGATACCCTTCAGACCATTGAGTAACGATGTCTTCTCTTCCTTGATCTCTTCGAGGCGTGACACAAGCAGTGCGTCATCGACCGCTAAGACCGGCTGCGTGTACATGCGCAGCGTCATATCAATAAGGTCTAGTTCCGGGCCGGGGAATCCGTTCTCCAACATCGCTGAGAACAGTTTGAACGTGAGTTCCACGTCATTGATGCAGTACCTACCGTACTGTGCGAGGTCGGCCTCGGTGAAATCCTTCAGCCGTTTGCCCTGTGCCTCGACAACCTCTGTACCTTTTTTACCCAGAGCGTAACGTTCTGCCAGCTTAGCTAGCGAACCTCCTGCATCCACACCATGAATTGCCCGTGCCATGCAGAGAGTATCGAAGTACCTCGCAGGCAATATGTTGTATCGCCACGCTAGGATTGCTCCATCGAATTGCATGTTGTGGCACAGAACTGCGGAGTTAGCCCAATCAATCTTGGACAACTGTTCTTTTATATCTTTCGTGTACCACTTAGTCTGGCCATCATCGATCTTGATGGCCACGCCAATCACTTCAAAGCGAGGGTCGTTGATGTACTCCTCGGTCGTAAGCCTTGTCAGGCTGAAGTCCTTGGCGTAGTACGTTTCAAAATCAAGCGTTACGAAACTCATGGGTCTACGCTCCACGTGTCCGTTTGCCGCTCAAGTTTTGGCCACTCAGATATCGTAACGAAAGACTTGTCTTGCACAAGGATGTGGTTAGTCGGCTGCGCCGTGAACTTGCCGTTGTCCAACTTGATGAAGTAGAACTCTTTTGATTGCTCTGGCTCAAGGCTAAACCCATCAAGCATAGGGATGGCTGTGAACACGTAGCGACCAGTCAGTTCTACCTTGGAGCGCAACTTAACGCGCACCGGCACGGCTTCAAGGAACGGGTACTCCACCAGACTGAACTGATGTCCGTAACAATCCCATGTCTGTGCGTCGGATGGATTCCATGGCGTATCCAAAGTTTTGTGCGACAGTCGATGCAGCGGCACGTTGCGATATACCGCGCCACATTCAAGCATCACATGGCATCCCCACGTGCGACCGGGATGGCTGACCAGACCGAACCACGATACTCGTAGCCAATCGGTATTGCCGAACGTGTTGGGTTCTACCCAACAGTATATGTGCCGCAAAAGCGGTGCTGCTCCAGAATAAATCATGTGTTGGCCACCTTAATCATCTTCCACCCTTTGCCGGTCTCTACGAATCCTGCTAGCCGTAGTGCTTCCAGTGAACGGCATTCCCCAAATCTGTATTTGTGTCCATGAAATGAACCTGCGGTTGCAAACTTGCGCTTACATTCCGTACATCTTCTTTCTGCTTTTACGACGACCGTCATTCCTCAAACGCTCCACTTCTTTCCTCAAGTAAATGATCTCATCTCGACATGCCCACAACACGCTGCCCACGGTGAGAAACTTCATCTCTGTTGTCGTCGAGGCATCGTTGATATCGTTGGGGAGTGCTTGGATCAAATCAAGGATATCATCTTCGATTTCCACGCAGTGTCTCCAGTTCAGTCTTCAAAGTATTGATCTCTAATAAAATCACTGTAGCCTCGTTGAACAGCCCCGCCCTGCGAATATTTTCTAATGACCGTTCTAACAATTTTTGTTGAGACTGGCCGTATCCCCACGGAGCGGCGTTCATCTCGTCCTTCCACGCGCCGGGGGGCGACATATCGTCTACCGTCACGCTGCTCGACTGTTCCACCTTCTGCTTTGATTCGTTCGTCATACTGTCTAATTCCTCGGTGTACTGCTGTTGCCATGTGATGCTGTGGCAGATTCCACAGCACCATCAAATCCTTGTAGGTCATACGCTCGTCAAATTCTTTTGCTCTTCGCTTACGCTCTAACAAGAACAAGTATTGTTCATACGACAGAGCCAAGTTGAATCTCGACAATCTTGTATAGACCTTACTTTCTTTCTTCTTTCCTCGTCTCATCTCGCACCAACACTAGTAATTTGCTCATCACTTCGCTTTGCGACTTGGGCTTGCCTTGTCGATGGTTTTCGTCGAACTGATTCGCCATCGCTGTAATGATCTCCCAATCAATATGAGCAAGTTTTAAATCCTCCCCAATCTGTGCCCAAATTTTTTCCTGTGCCGGTAACTGCACCACGTGTTCAGGTTTGATATCTAAGTAAGACACATCGTCATCATCGTTTGAAGTCATTTCTAATCTCCTGAATGAGTTCTTGAATTTGATTAGTCCACGGAGCCGTCATACTCTCGCGGGGGAATAGTTTGACTGACGGATAGAACAGACTGTTACGCCCGTTCTTGTGATTCCAATACCACAACTTGTTCGCATCAAGTACATACGTCGGCTTACCCAACGCTCCTGCGATATGCACGTTAGCGTTACTGACTGACACCACCGCATCGCATAATGACATGATCGCGGCCACGCCTTCCAAGTCAAAAAAGTTACTGACGGTGGTCTGCCATACTTGTTTGCCCGTCTTCTCCTCGAATGGCTCAATGTCATGATCAGGCTTGCCATATTGAAGATTGACGATCTTGACGTTCGGGATATCCCAAAGTCCGATCAGTTCCTCTAGCGCCACGCTTTTGTGCTTATCGATACGTGGTGCAGTACTTGCCCACGACAGACCGATAACAAACTCTTCTCCGGTCAGATTTAATTCTTGCTTGACCTGTTCAACACGTGCCGGGTCAGGCGTGATGTACTTGTATTGAGCATACTTTTCGATGTCAGCCTGTGTCTCAATGAAGTGTCTACCGATACTGCCAATCGCAATCTGCGAATCGTATTCAGAGTTATTCACTCTGGAGTTGTGCGGAATAAAAGTGATGTCAGGGTTTGCCCGTTGAAACAGTCCGATCATACGAACGTCGATCATGACCGTGACTTTCTTCGTACAACTCTTAACCTTTTCCAACAGACTTGCGTACAGCAACTGATCGCCAATGCCTTGCTCACACCACACAAGCACAGACTGATAAGCACGATATGGTCGCCACTCGGGGAGTCTGGTCTTGAGTTTGGGCGAGTTAAAAACGCTGCTCTCCCAACGCTCGTCGTATAACTCCCACCCACGTTTGAAGTTACCCGTCTGCAATTCAATCAGACCCATCGTCCACTTAGCATCCGCGCTGTTCGGATCAAGTTCCAAGGCTCGGCTAAAATCTTCTCTAGCCTTGTCCCAACGCTTCATCTCCCAATGCACTCGTCCACGCTGCACAAAGGATGCAACGACGAGCGGGTGCAGTTCGATGATTGTGTTCAGGTTTGGTATGGCGTCGTCAAACTTGTCGCCTTCGATGTTAGCGAGTGCGTCCTTGAACATGTCTTGTAATGACTTCATCAGTAATTCCTCTCGTTGTGCTTCTGTTTTTGTATTCACAAATTATCTTCAAAGAACTCAAGTACATACGGCTTTCGTAGTTTCCTGAGCGCCTTGTTTTCTATTTGTCTTATCCGCTCACGAGAAACATTATATTTCGCACCTATCTCATCCAGTGATTTGCGTGTACCTTCAAAACCGTATCTACACTTTATAATGTCTATCTCTTTCGGAGTAAGTAGATGTTCCAAAGCAGCATTTAATACTTTCTCAGTCTGTTCTGAAGCGATCTGGTTGATCGCATCGTTATCTCGCATATCTTCAAGCCGTTCGTTCCAATCGTGTTCAACGGCAATCGCGGCTAACTCTGACTCTGTTACGTCTCGGTGTCCTTCGTTGGTCTTCAGCGTGACAGTTTTCTGTCGTTCACTAAACAAATCGTCAGGGAGAACATTCAAAGCGTCTGCTAGTTTTAGTGCTGTGCTACTCCACTTCCCGTCGTTACTCAGTGGCGACATCTTCATGTTGACTAGTTTGTAAACTACGTCGATCCGCAACTTATGTTCTTGGCACATAGCCAATATAGATGTATATCCTGCCGCTTCCATCGCCCGTCTGATTCGCGCATTCGATACACTAATTTTTACGCGATAGTCGCTCACCAGTAATCCCTCCCACTTCGTTTGGCTCCCCATGCAGGGGGCGGCACGTGTGCCCACTCACGTTTGCGGAACTCGTCTGCCCTTCTGAAAAGTCCAAGTAACCACTTGATCACGCCCGTTTCCTCCGCGCTATCTCGCGCTTCAGGTAGAACTCTGCCTTCTCCAAATCCTGCACTGGATCGACGCCTTCCTTTTTCCCTGCACGGACAACGTACTTCACTACGTTGAACAAGTAAGCGTTCTCGGTAAGACCCTTGGCTTCAGCAAAGTCGATGAAGTCGATACCACCCGCCGTGTAGTGTGGTGGCTTGTTTACGAGATCAGCCTTCTTCTCAATCGCATCCATCGCGACCTTCGTCTTTTCTAGTTCTTTGAGAAGTCTGGATTGCGGATACAGCGGTGGTCTAGCCATGACTCAACTCCTTGCGTAGGTTGTCTACGTTTGTTTCATCGATCACTAGTGCGACTCCACCCGCTCGACGGATGTCATCGTGGTTCTTCAGTTGCAGTGCGGTGGGCTTCCCACCGTTCGCCTTACACTCTATACCATAGAACAAACTTTCTTTACATACAATAAAATCCGGTGCGCCGCTGTTCCCGTAGCCTCCTGTCACTGGCATCACGTAGTAGCAGCCCAGTTCATTCAGAATCTTTTTGACCTTCGCTTTCACTTTCGCTTCCGGTGTCACGACCAACCCTTCCTATGACTTGTTCATATGTATCTTCACCAACACGCACAACGAATGTGACGGGGGGATCAGGATTGTCGCCTACCCAATCCAACTGCTCCCCCACGCACCACCCAACCGTTTTGTCTTTAGAGCCAAACATCAAAAGTCCCAACTTATGTTTGATCTCATCTGGCAGGGTTCTGTCAGTAAGGTATCGGGTAGCCCCATTTGGGTAGCGCGACTCGACAACGTAGTGCGTACTCCTACAGGTCACTATCAGACTCTTCATGATCAACCCGCATCAATCATTACTGATCGCATGTTGTCGTACGTCAGATACGACACACCCGTGTCTGCCGACATGATTGACTTGTATCCCTCAATGTGCGGCACGAGATCGTGTGGCTCCGTATCGAACTTCAACTCATGGTGACGGCTGTGCATATGCAACTTGGCGTAGGTCAGCGATGGCAGAATCTCTGACTTCAGTGCCTCGGGCATATCCTCCAGACTACGGAAGAACTGCATGGGTACAGTCTCCACGATCCCCGGCTTGCCACCGATGTCGTGGGTAGTCTCCTTCTGAATCACCTCCCACGAATGCGCGATGTCAATCTGTCGCACGGTGTACCCAAACGTCGGCTTGTAGGTAACGAACCACTTGCGCGGCTCGAACATACGACGCATCTGTCCGTTGACTTCCTTGCGGTAGTTCTCGCGTCGGTCACGCTCGTTGCGCACCGTCTCCAGTGCCTCACGAATGTCGGGACGCACGTCAATCGCGTTACGCTCGTTGAAGTACACCTCCACCAGTGCAGCCAACGTTGAACTGTTCAGTGACTCCCGATAGTTCATGTGTATCTTGCGATCACTGACCAGACCGTTGTACCCCAAGCGGACATGACCCTCTATGAAATTTGGAAGCAAAAGTTCTGCATCGCGAATACGATCCATCAGTTTGTCCCACGCCTTGGTCGTATCCTTCGTGATGGCCTTGGCCAGATACATGGGCTTGTTGGTTTCGATGACCGTCTCAAACCCACTGATACTTTTGACGCTGCTGATTATGTGTGCGGAGTATTGATCTCCATTCTGTATAACACGCAGCACCATAACGCCGTGCGACATGAACTCTAGTATCGTCGCTCCAACTGGAGACCGCTTGTATGCCGACACTTGCATCTGCATCTTCGACGCAATGTGAAGAGCAGGACGATACAAGTCAGACATCATCAACGCGATCCGTTCCTTCTCCGATACGGAGGGGTCGTAAATCTTGTTCATCGTAGTTTCCTCAATCGTTGTTGTACTGAACGACGCGCCCCACAGGCGGGTCGAAACTCTTGCGCTGAGTCACCACCCACAGTGTCGGCGGCATCCCATCCCAATCGATCTCACTCTCAACGTGGCCATCAGTGAACACCACCACGCAGTCCGGTCGATGCCCTGCCTCACGCACGTGCTTGCTGACTGACGAGACCACCGTGCCGCCGCCACCCTCGGGCTTGAGTAACTTGACGATGTCGTTGTAATGCTCGGGCGTGAACACTTGCTCACAATGCACCATCGTGTCCCACCACAACACACGCACACGCTCGGGCTGAACAGTCTGGACGAGAGAGTGAATCTCTGACGCTCCCTCTGCGATCTGCTTGTCATCAATCGAACCAGACGTGTCGAACGCGAACACGATCTCACCCACAGTCTCAGCCACACTCGTCGGCATGATCATGTCCATCGTCAGCCATCGTCGGTCGAGACGACGCAGCGAGATGTCATCGTCCCTGCCCTGCGTCTGGTTGACCACGAACTCACGCATGACATCGTTCCACTCAACCTTGGGCACGAGCGAATCTGACACAGCACGGGGCATCTTCTGTCCCATCTTCCCGGCCAACATCCCACCCTGCTGCAAGGCTTGCTCGACTCGGTTGATCAACTCCTTCTGCTCTTCCGCAGTCAGGTTGTCGATCTTGGACAAGTCATGGTGGTCGAGCGTACCGCTCTCCTCCTGCGGGTTGCCGTGCCCCTGTCCTTGACCTTGCCCCTGACCTTGGCCTTGACCCTGCCGCTTACGCTTGGGTGGCGGGTTCTGCTTGAGGTCACGGTACACCTCACCGAATGACCAACCCTCGTACTTCTTGTCGTACAGCACGACGTGCGGAGGTGGCTCACACAGTGTCTTGTCTTGGAAAGCCATGATCAGTGCGTTGTCTACGTAGTCCGCTGCCATGTTCGCCGTCCACTGATCTTCCTTGAAGTACTCAGGGTGACGAGTCAGATGCCGCAGCGCGATGTGAAACGCCTCGTGCATCACCACGAACCGCAACTGTGCATCGTTCAGCCCCGCGCAGAACTCAGGGTTGTAGAACTTGTTGACGCCATCCGTCGCAGCGGTGGGGATGTCGTAGGTGAACTCGCTCTTGCCCATCACCATGACACCTGCGTACAGACTTGTCTCAGGGTGCGTCATCAACTTGACGTGTGCCTTGGTCAGTCTGTCTTGCAGCCGGTCGAGATCAACCGGCTGCTTTGCGTATGTAGGATAAACTTGCATGACCCACTCCTTACCGGGCGACCCGGTAGTTCTTGACCATCCAATCCTTGACCTTGGGATTCATCGATCCCAACTTCGCCGTGCGGTTGTTGTCGGTGATCATCGTTGCAAACACGCACTGCAACTCACGCGACTCGACCCGCACGATGTACTTCATCGCGTTCGACAACTCATCCTGCGTCTGCACAAGGTCAGCCATGTTGTACATGAGCATGAGCAGTGCAGCCGGGTTTGTCGGCAGCGGCGTATCGTCTGGCTTGGTCAACGGCTTGCGCGGATCGACCAACTCCTTCTCCAGTGCAATGAACGACGACATGAGACTCGCGAACGCTGCACCGCACGTACCTTCGATGGCTGCGCGGGTGACATCTTCTCCAAGCACCACGCGATTGCGCACCGCTACGTCCATCAGCGCGAGGGAGCGCGGCGATACGAACGTGACCGGGTTGGTCTTGGGGTTGAAGATGTACGGGTTTTCCTTGGCAGACTCACCGTCCAAGTAACTCGCCATGACACGCGGGTTCATCGCCACACAAGCACGGGTGATCGCACTGATGCCGTTGGCTGTCGCCCAGTTGTTAGCCCACACCTCTGCACTCGGCTTGCGCATCTGCACCTTACAGATACGGTTACCAAAGTGTGCCTCAATCGTATCGTTGACACCGTCGCTCACGTTGTTGGACGTGAGGAACACCTCGCTACCCTCGGGCAACTTCTTGTCACCAATGCAACGCTCCAAGACAGCGCGAGTGAACAGCGGCTTCATGGACTTCAGCACCTTGAGTGCCTCGTCGAACATGATGATCTTGGGTCGCGGGTCGTTCATGTCGATGAGCGAGGTGGTGTACTGTTCGATGCTCTTCGTGTCACGCTCGGGCATGTTCATGAACAAGTCACCGTCACGCTTGTTCGGTGCATCGACGTACACGTACTGATACTTGTCCTCGGGGAAGTTGTCCCGCACGTCACGCCACTTGTCACCGTTCTCAATTGCACGTTGA